AAATCTTGCGGAACCGTGGGTTTTCCCATGACGCGTCTTGATTTGTACGACGGGCTGTTTGAACTGCCCAATTCAGCGTACTGATTTCCGCGTTTCGCGATATCGCGCCTGGACCGATCAGGGTCGCAAACACCTGACGCGTGTACTCGCGCAAAGGGTGGTTCATTCGGGCCAAGTACGCAGTACTTGTGACGCCTCTTTTTTGTTTAAGCTTCACATAGGCCCTGGACCCTTGACCTGGACAGGACGCGTTTTTTAAACGCGTCCGCGGGTCGGGGCGGAGCCCCTCTTCGCGTTTTTTAGGGGGACCCGTCCACGTTTTTTTAAAGAGGTTACTTGTTATTTCACCATGTATCCAAAGGTTGCGTGTACAACGCACCGCAGAGATTTTACGTTTAATACATGTCAAAGATGTGCCGAACGAAATTTACTTCGAGAATTAATGCTTGAGGCTGGACGACAGGGGGTTCACTCCTGGTGTCTAGCCCGGTGGATTCATAGAAAGTATGGAGACCTTATAGTTGTACGGCAACTCGACAACGGTTCGCTAGGAACATCTCTTCCGTGCGTCGTGTGTCGCAAAGTTCTGGACAGAATGTCTATTCAGTGGAGAGCTCACATAGGACCAAAGTGGATTCGAAGTACAGACCCAGATGTCCCTCCATCTCGACCGACGCATAGACAACGTCAGACGTGGAAAAATTCTTCGTCCTAAGTAAATGGAGTCCATCCCGAGTGTGCTCCTTGGACTCTTGATTGCATGGACTATTCTCACGTATGTTCCAGTTCGTCCTCGAGTTTCCATGTATTCGCGGCAGATGAACCCTTGGCCGCTTGAGCTCGACAACTCAAACTTGGCTCTCATAGGTGTAGGTCTTGCATCACCCGAACCCAAGCCAAGTGTCATGGATGCGACATCAATGTCCAAGCCCGTGATAATAGCCCAGAGCCCTGTACCCGCGCCTATGACTATGAGCCCAGCACCCATGACGTCCGCGCCCGTGCCTTTGAGCCCAGCACCCATGATGTCCGCACCTGTGGTGTCCGTGAGTCCTATTTCTATTACACCGGGGCCTGCTCCTTCCGCTTGAGCCCAAGGGCGTTTTCGAGTTTGGACGTTGCACGACTCAGAGGCTTTGTACGTTTCAGACGGAGCGTGTCAGTTTCTGTTGAGGAATTCTCAATCGCTTTGAGCTTTCCTGAATTTTGAACCTGAATTGGTGCATTTCCTGTTTTAGTGGGTTGTGGTCCTCCACCGGTGCACGTCGTTGCAAAGTACAGTTTTTCAAAAGGATAGTGGATTCGTGGAGGTTCAACCTGATCTCCATACGTCCGAAACTCTTCGATGGTCATGGACCCGCCAAAACACTTGAGGGCCTCCCGTTTAGGTGCTGGCCACGTCGACGTGTACTTTCCGACGGATCGTCGTTTCATCATTGCAAGGAACGACTGAACCTCACCGGACCGAGATGTCCCCATATCAAGGGCATATGCCTTGGCACACGCCCATGAACAAAAGTTTCCTATACATGAGAACCGGTCCAATTTTGAATCATATTTGATGGGGAGGTGGATAGGAGGATCTATGGGGAGCGCATGGACGCACCACCAGCAAACTAGGGAGTCCCGTGGGAGGACCTCCGGTCCGACAGAAACCGAAGGTTTCCTGGACTCTTGCCCACTACTCATTAAACTTAAAAAACTAAAAATCTTTAATAACAGATGCTTTTATCAATTGATTGTGGAATTAAGAATCTTGCAATGTGCCTCATTGATCCTTTGACAAAGAAGATTCACCAATGGGACGTCTCGGGTGTTCCGCCGAAACATGCCGATGGTATCTTTCCGTGTATGGTCAAACACTTGAACGCCAAGCCATGGGTCCTCGAGGCCAAGACGGTGATCATAGAGAAGCAGCCAGACCGAAACCGGGGTATGAAAGGTATAGAGAACCTGTTACATACGTACTTTTTGGTCAAGGAAAAGGACGTTGTGATATGGGACGCGCGTCACAAGATTCCGGATCACGCAGGTGCGGGGAAGGCTATGTATGCAAAGCGCAAGAAGGCTTCGATCGAACGGGCCCGTACATTCATTTCAAAAGAGAATGAAAACTGGGTCAAGTTTTTTGATGATCACAAAAAGAAGGATGACTTGGCCGATACGGTCATGCAAGCCCTTTCGTTTATCGATAAGCGGCCCATAGATGAGGGCCCTACAAAGGAGAAGAAGGCGGTGCCACGGAAACCTACGGATAATCAAAGCCGTACAAAGTACAGTAAGGCGAATCTTGCGTGGTTGGTCAAGACCAACGCCAAGCAGGATGCGCGGTTCAAAAAGGACCTTGCGCGTTATTATTCTTCTATTGAGGAGCTCAAGACTGAGTTTGGACTCGGTGGTTGACCCAAGCACTGAACCCGATGATGACATCGAGCAAAAGAACCTTCCAGGCATTCTCGTTGCCGCGAAACGCCAACACCGCAAAAATGGCGTACAAAAGAGAGTGGAGTGGTCTGAGATCGTTCCACCAAATAGGATCACCAAAAGTCTCAGGACCCGTCTTCCTGAGACCATTGGCCCAGATATACATAAACCCGAACGATATACACGCGGCCAAAAGGGCCATAGGTTGAAGGAGTTGTGGTTGGGTTTTAGCGACCCACACAAGTCCGAGTCTTGTTCCCATACATCCGACAAGGAACAGGAGTGTCCTCTTGTCCATTTATATAATCATAGGTTTTTGGTGACCTACGCGAATCTTCGTGTCCACGTGGATCGTGTGACCAGCTGCTTGAAGGGCACGGCAGAATGCCACGTCCTCGGAGTTCATATCCACGAGCTCACCCACGTGCTGAAGCTCGGAGTGGAACCATGGGTACTTGACGGTCTCAACAACGCCCTTGCGAATCATCATCCAGCCCATACCCGTGTATGCAACGGGTAGGTACTGAGCCGCTCCAACAATGTCATCAGGACGCATAAACTTGAACGTTCCCATTTTGGCGAAAAAATCCTCGTTCCACTCCTTGACGGTTGCAAAGTGCTGGAGATCCTCCATCATATAGAGGCCTGCCGTCACGTCGTGAGGACTCTCGAGTAGTGCAAAGAAATCATCGGGCTTGAACACAATGTCAGAGTCGATCCACATCATCACGTCGTAGTCTACACCCCCCTGGAACGGCTTCTGGTCCGGACCCTTGAGCACGTCCCCTCCCAGGCACTTGGCACGTGCAAAATGAACCACAGAAGAGTACTGCTGAGAAATCATAATCTGGTGACCCCGACTCGAAGCCTGCATCAGGAGATCGGACCATGCCAATAGAAACTCGCGCGAGTACTGGCGACCGGGCATACAAAAGACAACCTTGACCATTTTTACATTACTACCTGTTTCGTCTTTAAGATGTCTTTGCGCACAGAGTCGGAGTCACCTCTGCCCAGTTTGCACCGTACTTTGTATCGCATTTTTCACTCGGCTGCTTTGACTGAATTGCCCCCACGAGCAGTCCAGCTGGTGCCGGGCTCGAGCTCGGGCGCGGACCCGGCGCTGGACTCACGGGGTCGGCAAGGCTCTTGGTCCGAAAGAGGAGAAGGAGAATAACTATCAAGAGCATCAGACCGAGAACTTCCACCTTCTTCATTTATAATGACCAATAAAAAATATTTGTAAAAACTAACATGGGCGGTAATTCTTCCAAGAGCGCCGTTGAGCAGACGAATGAATTTTTCAACAAGACGACGAACAATTTCATGTCATCTCTAAATCAGACTGTACAAGCTTCCGGTGGTACTCGCCAGGTTGCCAATTTCGCAGATTCCAATTTCACAAATTGCCGGGTAAATGTTTCACAAGGTACGACGACAAATGTTACAGCATCTGGAACTCTCAAATCTGAGAATATTCAGGATCTTAAAACCAAGTTGCAGAATGATTCCAAAGCCGCTATAGACAATGCAGCAGCACAGAAGAGCGGATTTCTGGCACCATCGATCGCCAATAGTGCCGAGGCAACCACAAATTTGAAGAACAAGGTTACGAATATTATTGAAAATACCATGCAGTCTTCGACTGTTCAGAACATTGTTGCAACTGCACTGAGCAATCAGGACATTAACGCTGCGAAAATGGTCGCTACGTGCGACCCCAAATATCGTGCCCCAGGTGAGTACGATTTCAATTTCGATCAGAATATCCTCCAGAGCGTGACTGCCAAGGGTATTGCCGACGCTCTCACGACCGCCCTTGGTGATACGATCGCGGCGAACACGACTGATACAACCGTCAAGCAGACCGCAACGCAACAGACGCAGGGCGTGAATGACCTCGTGGATTCTATTTTCAAGGGACTTACCGGAATTTACGGAATTATAGCACTGATATGCTGCTGTGTATGCATAGCTGTGCTGATATTCTTGTTGAGCCCTGCCGGTCAGCAAGCAACGACGACCGCTGCAAATGCCGGGGCTGCGTATGCGGCTAAGCACTAACGGCCCGCAGTCATCAAGCGGGCCAGTGCCAAATTTGATGCCCCCAGACCCGTACTCGCAGACCCACCCCCACCACCCATCATTAAAAGCAAAAGAACAAGGCAACAACACAAAATAAATACACACAAACTCCCTGCTGCTGCATACTGTTTTGTACTTGTGTCCAAGACGTTTGCAACAGCTGGATTTGTTATAGGAAGTTTTGAACCATCGGTACCCTGTGTCAAGGGCGTTCCGGCGGGCGTTCCGGCGGGCGTTCCGGCGGGCGAAGGTGGTTGAACACCTACTGCGGCGGGAGATCCCGTGATGTTCAATGTCTGTTTGCACTCGGCTGTCAAACTCGAACCGTTGAAGTTTGCATTTCTGAAATCTTGAATACACGCCTGGATTGTCGGACACGTTTGTTGAGGTGAACGTGCAACAGGCATAAACGCCGTACTACTACTCAAAGCCTTCGTAATACAGTCTGAAGATGCACAGAATTTGTCTGCAGCTATAACTGACGCATAGTTTGGTAAATTTCCAAAATCAGTATTCAAATTATCACATCCGGGAAGAGTTTTCTTTGATGCATCAGAAATGCACCGTGAATCGTACTGTGTAACGTTATAACAGGCGCACAATGGACTTGTGGGATTCGCGTCACAATACGTCTGGACCAAAGTTGTAGCTGTTCCCTGGCTCACGCCGTCTACAACTGCTGTACTTTTCTGAACGTTGTTTATAGCATTAACGCACGACGGGTCGTTTGGTCCTGCGTGACCCCCCTGACCGTCACACAACGCAAGTTTCACTGCGTACCATGATAGACCGGCGCCGTTTTGTGTCGTATCTGCAAAAAAGTTTTTACAGTTTTGTGTATCTAAATTGGCATTCGATGCAGAACACCAACGCAATTTGATTTGTTTTGCGTCCTCTGGAGTTACACCAAGACTTGTCATATCGTTGAAATGAGCGTTTATATCGAACCCTATGTTTTGAATAATTCCCTCTGTCAACCGATCGGTCATATTATGCCAATATGGCTGGTCCATATTGTAACACCCAGGCTGGTTCCCACGGTCCCAGTACCCTTCAACGTCTCCGGCACCGTCATTCCCGTTTTCATCAAACACGAATTTCCATCCGAGTGGCATACAGTAACTCGCAACAGCGTCGTTACCGTATGATTGCCCGGTACTTGTTCCTAAAGGTGTATTCCCTCCCCAGGGACTCAACAGCCCTGGTTGTGTGAGGTTCCATACTTGACCACCACCTGATCCATCCCAACGACCACCATAGTAATCGAACAACTTCACGGCTGTAGTACTCGTGTTTGCAGGAAGAATACTCAAATCAGACGTGTCTGGCTGGTTTGCTTTACGCCATGATGTGGTCTTTTTTACGTATGTTTGTCGAGACCCATCTGTCCCTGACCAGTTCCAATCACGCTTTACAAACCACGCCCCATATCCCTGTGCCTTATTAAAAGTAAACCCGCCACAATCGTCTCGTTGATTGCATCTCCATGCAGCAGTCTCCGGGTCGCACCATTTACACGAGCCTATAACAGTCGTTTGACGCACATCATTATTATCATAAAAATCAAAATTTGAAATCTCGTTATTCGGGTTTTGCCAGGTCGATGCCATCTATTATTTCACTTATAAAAAATTTCGGGCCTGAGAGAAATATGAAAGCAATTGTGGTGACTCCGTACTACGACTGGGATGGGCGCAAGTACATGGAACTGAACCTAGAGAATCAAGATTCTCTCGTCCGAGTCAAAGTCCCTTTCAGATATGGGCGCGTCATGTGTCGGGTCGAAGGTCTCAAGACTGTTCAGGAACTTCAAAAGGGTGACGAGATTGAAATCACTTTAGAGAAAAAGACATGGGACGGCTTAGAACATTGGGTCTTGGCTACTGTTAAGACGGATTGTTAAAGATAAAATGTTAGCTTACAATAAGTCAGGTGAATGGGCTGGATATACATTATTAAAAATTTGATAAACACCAAGTGTTACATAGGTCAGACGAAAAGAGAAAACGTTAACACGAGATGGAGGTGTCATAGGAATAGACCACACGGACTTTTGAAATTAGCATTTGAAAAGTATGGAATAGATAGCTTTAAATTTGAGACTTTACTACAAGTGCCCAATGACGAGTTAGACAAAAAGGAGATTGAAGAAATTAACTTGAGAAATACGTTATCTCCAAATGGATACAATTTGGAAAAGGGTGGAAGGAGGGGTAAAACCGTTCATGATATTACACGGAGTAATCTCAGAAATATCAGAGTTGGTACGGAACTTTCTCTAGAAACACGAATGAAGATAAGTGAGGCGGCGAAAAATAGATATGTATCAAACGAAACTCGACAAAAGTTGAGTGTTATAAACAAGGGTAAAGTGGTCTCTGAAGAGACTAGAGATAAAATAAGGAAAGCTAATACTGGCCGTGTTGTCAGTGAAGAAACAAAACAAAAATTGAAAGAAGCTCGAAAGAAACGGATATTTACTGATGAAACTCGTGCTAAACTCAGTGAAGCCGCAAAGAACAGACCAAAAATGTCGGATGAGACGAAAGAGAAGTTGAGAGAGTCTCTAAAAGGTCGTGAAATTTCCGAAGAGACTCGTGCTAAAATGAGTTTGGCTAAAAAAGGGCATATAGTAACCAAAGAAACTCGTGAAAAAATTAGTCTGTCAAGACGCATTAAAAATACCACAAGCTAGTTTAGTATGGGAACTTTAACACGTTCAGGTTTTGTTATTTCGTTACTCGATAAAAAGGAAGTGGTCTCAGAACTTACAGTACGCCCTTTGACAAATGAGTCTGTGGGGATTCCCGCCCCTTCCTTCAAAGTCTTTCGGACGGTCCCAAAATCTTCGGCTTTGCTCGTTCCCCGCTACTATGGCCTGTCCAAATTCGGGCCGCCCCCCAGGGACGTACGCCACGATTACGTTCGGGCTCCTCATGTTACTTTCGTGGGACGCTTACGAGACGCAACGCGACAGCCAGAAGCTTTCGCGGCCGGTGTCAAAGCCTTTGAAGAGTACGGGGGCGGAGTTCTTTCGCTCGATGCAGGCTTTGGAAAGACGACCGTCTCCTTGGCTCTTTCGGCACACCTAAAGGTCCGAACACTCATTGTGGTTCACAAGGAGTTCTTGGCGAATCAGTGGCGTGACCGGATCCAGGAGTTTTGCCCGGGGGCGACCATTGGCCGTATCCAACAAGGGACGCTCGATACGGACAAGGACTTTGTGATTGCTATGATTCAGACTCTGTGTAGTCGTGGAGAGGACATGATCCCCCCAAAGACATTTGACCAATTTGGACTCCTCATTGTAGATGAGGCACATCACATAGGTGCATCCGCCTTTTCACAGGCTATGTTCCGGTTCTGTCCCAAGTACACGCTTGGTCTCACAGCGACCCCTGAACGGAAGGACGGCCTGACCCGTATCTTGTATTGGTTCCTTGGTCCCGAGTTTTTCAGGGTCCAACGGACGGGTCAAAAGACGACCCGAGTTGAGTGTGTTCAATTTAAAAGTGAAATGTACAAGGAGGCACCACCCGTGACTCGGTTTGGAAAGATCAATATGGCCGAGATGATCAACATAGTGACAGATATACCCGAACGAAACACGATCATATGTGGTCTCATTCGGGAAGCTCTCAAAGGGACGCGCCGGGTCCTGATCTTATCTGATCGTCGGACACATTGTCACTATTTTCATCAAGAATTCGGACCTGAAATCTCCGGTCTGTACTATGGAGGACTTGGTGAAGAAGAACTTGCAGAGTCTTCCAAAAAGAGGGTCGTTATTGGAACCTTTGCTATGGCTCAGGAAGGTCTCGATATTCCTGTTCTGGACACGGTCATACTCGCAAGTCCCAAGTCTGATATCGTTCAGGCTATAGGTCGAATCATGCGTGAGACGCCCGGGAAGTTGAACGATCCTTTGATCTATGACATTGTCGATCACTGGTCTGTGTTCCACGCCATGGCTCGGAAACGTGCAAACGTGTATAGGGCGGCTGGCTTCGCAACCGAGTCCGAAGTCCCTGATCCGGTGGATACCAAAGTCTTTGGAAAGGGTCAGTGTATGTTTAACGTGTAAGTGAACCTAAAATATCACCCAAAATAAACCCAGTAAACAAGCTCCCACTAGATTCTGCAGACGCGGTGCTCAGTAGCATAAAGAGACAACATATGATCGAGCATGCGAGACAAATCCAGCTCAGGGTCGAGGAACCTGAGGATGAGACCGGTGGCTGGCAAGCGCCGGACACACATGAGATCATCATCGGTGGACATCCAGGGTCCACTTGCGCAGGAACTGTGACTCCGTTTACACACGAGTCACAGTAATTGCACGTGAGAGGTTTAGGACCTGGAGCGGGCGCGGGCGCCGGACTGACCGTCGTCGTAATAGGAGAACCACTCATTAATTTCTTGCAATAAATTAAATGATGATCACCCCAGGAGCCATCACCAAGCAGGCGTACGATAGCCAAGTCAAGATCAATAATGCCATTGAGAAGGACATTATTGATGTTGCGATTGTGAAGCCGTGTGCATGCCTCGGAAGCAAGGAGTACGCTGACGTGTACAAGTCGAGTGTGAACAAGTGAGTCTTCTTTAGACCGGGTCGCTATCGCGACCCCCCGCCCCTCAAAGAGTCCATAATCCCCATAACAATAATCCCAGCGACGAAAAACATAACTATATAATTGCACTCCGTGTTATCCGAAGGAACGGTCCCACTCTTTGGAAGCTGAAGCGGTACATACTGTTTTGGCCTGGGTGACCACGTATCTTCGAATGGCGCATATGATAATGCCATTGACCTATTTAATGCTTATAAAAAATTTCAAGATACTTCGGAACTCCCTCTAAAGGCTGACTTCCTTCTTCTTTGGTTTTCCGCCACGCTTCTTCTTCTCCTGTCCCACCTGAACCTCGCGCGTATCGGGGTCTCCCTCGTCGATCGACACAATGTCCGAGACCGAGTCCGTCTCAGGGGCCCGAGGTGGACGCGTCATCATAGCTTGCGGAGGGCCCATCATGTTCATCAGGGATCCAAAGTCCATTCCCGGTCCCCGCATCTCACGTGGGCCTGAAGGAGGGCTTGGGAAGGCAGACATCGGAGATGTCTGCCCCTGGGCCCCCTGAGACCGCTGCACAGCATCCACCATGTTCTGCATGAGTCCAGGGTTCTGCTTCATCACCTGGGTCACGTTTGGCACGGCCGCCTTGAACATGCTATTGGTCAAGTGGAACATCATCGCAGATCCACCAACCATCATGATCAGCTTCACCTCAGGAGCCACCTGGACCTTGGTCTTGTACTTGTTATACAGCTCCTCAAACACGCCATCATAGTCATCGACATTCTCCATCATGTTCTGAGACCATCCGTTCAGCTCCAAGTCAAAGGGATCGAACTTGTCGTTCAAAAACTCCAGACCGGTCACGCATGCAATGAGCATACGACGCTGGAACTTGATGGACCGATCCACCTCGATACCGTACATCATACGCTTGTACTCCGTGCGAATCTCCTCAACGTCGCTGTAAATTGTCAAACGAGCACTGGTCGCAACACCCTTCTTTGACAAACGGCTAATCTTGTTCAGCAGGTCGGCCTTCTCATCCTCGATCGTCTTGTACCCGTCAGAAGGCACCTGAGCACCGCCTCCAGGCTGGAACTCTCCACCTTCTTGGTCGCCACCCTCGTACTCCTCGTCGCCCTCCTCACCACCATCAAACTCCTCCGGGGGTGGTGGAGGTGGTGCAGTACGCTTCCCAGGGTTCATAAACATGTCCAGACCCTCGTCGGGGGAAGGAGCTGGTGCACTCGGACCAGGGGCGCGCTTTGCAAATGGACTCGGCCGAGCCGGTTTGGGCTTTATAGGGATCTTCTTCTCAGGAGGAATAATAGAAATTTCGTCAAGCATCTTCGCCTCGTCGTCGTCCATGTTCATCGTTTGACCACCACCTGTATCAAAAGAAAACTCCATGGTCTAAGACTTTTGAAGAAAAGTGATTGTTTCCTTTAACGCGGTTCGGCCGAGTTGACCACAGACCGACTTGGACGTGGGACCTGAAAAAAATATAGACTATTCGTAAATGGCGTTCAAGTTTGGAAAGATGTTGGTCCACGCAATCATCATTGGTCTGCTCCTGGCGATCCTGGTCATCCTGGTCCAGGGCAAGGGGAGCTCGTATGAGCCATCTCCTCTTGTCACGGTTGCCGGCCCCAACGCCAAGGCGGACCCCAAGAGCATTTTCGATCTAAAGGTTGGTCTGGACTGTGTTCCAGGCCCGTCCGAGAAGGCGGCGTATTACACTCAGGGCCTGACCCCCGGCGGTCTGTGCGACTCGGGTGAGTACGTCCGGGATCAGCAGCGCGACTATGCCATCGCCGATGGCGTTGGCGGCTCTCTGCTGGAGAAGTAAGGAGGAAAAGCGAAGCTTCCGACTCGTAGGTTTCCCGTTTAAAAAAACTGTAGTAAATAATAATGAATCAGGAGTGTGAGCGGTACGAAACGTACACACTCAAGGTGGATTCTGTTTTCGCCCCTGCCAACAATTCGTTCATTGGGTACATCAATATCCCTCTGAGAAATGTTGTCAAGGCTGAAGTTCTTTCTGCAAGTATCTCTTCAAACATCTATACAGGAAGTTCCAACGTGGCATACCTGTATGCCATGGAGCTCGACTCCAAGTTCAACGACCGTATGGATGTTCAGACGACCATCACGTCCTTCAACAGCAACACAATGGCCACTCCTCAGACGTCCAATATCGGTCCAAATTTGTCAGGAACCTTCTCCAACTTGAACCAGATTCGCACGTCTCTCGTGGCCATTCCAATGGAACCCGTGAACTTGCGGACGGTGTTCACCGTCTCAAACTACTTTCCAACGGAGGTTGAATACATCGAGCCTATCCGTCAAATTCAACAACTCACAATTTCACTCTATAATGAGAGAGGCGGGCTTTTGACCGTCAGTGGCCCGACGTTCTTGACACTCCGTCTCACGTGTTCGAAACCAAACAGGTGCCTCTACTGAGCCCGTAAAAACTCTCACGAAAGAGTAGATGGACTACGTCGTATATGTAGATTCCAATAACCGGAACCAAACGTTGTATCCAAATTCAAATTCATA